AAGTTAAAATATTTTAATTTATTATATTCAATATTTGAAAGTGGTTATTAAAAACCTTGTAAAAGAAACTTGTACTAGATGAAAGTGGCTATTTCAACCCATTCTTTAAGAAATCTTCTATCCAAAACTATATTACAGTCTCAGATAGAAGTGGCTATTTCAACCCATTCTTTAAGAAATCTTTCAAGTAAAACTATGGTATGTAAACCAGTTTCTAAAACTCTTTCATTAAAATTTACATTAGATAGTAGTTGATACCAAAAGAGGTGTTCTTCTATCTTGTTGTTGCTTTTTCTTGTTCTTGTTTGCCCTTCTGGCACTTCCAGTCAATCTCTTCTTCTTGGGTTCAACATCACAACTAGTCGCACTTTCATCAGTACTATTATGAGCTAATTTCTGATCATATTCTACTTCCCAGTCAAGGGGTACGTATTCGTCGTCGTCTTTTTTCCCTTCTACTATTACATCTTCTTGGAGTTCAAAAGTGCGTTGTGAAGCAACCATCAGTCGTGCATAATCTATGCCATCGTCACCAGTGTAGTTCTGATCAACTTTATCAACTTCATCAACTTCATCAACTTCATCAACTTCATCAACTTCATCAACTTCATCAACTTCATCAACTTCATCTTCGTCACTGTCGTCACTGTCGTCACTGTCGTCACTGTCGTCACTGTCGTCACTGTCATCACTGTCATCGTCTTGCTCAGATCGGTCCATAAGAGTATGTACAACGGTAGCAGCTGTAGGGACAATTGTAGGACCAGGAATATGTTGAATTCCACGTAGTTCATTTAAATTATCCATAAGACGTATTATTGACTTGATCTTAGGATCACTATTAAGAAGCTCACTATCAATGTGAAGAGTAACAATCGCATTATTTGATAGCTCTCTACCAGCACGTGCGGCAGCTTGAGTGATACTGTCCCATCCGATACCAGAGCCAATAATATCGACTAGAGTACAAGTAGGTACATTACGCCCATACATACCTGCGATGTTATCAATGACATGGTTTGGTCGTGGATTCAAGTCTGTCATTGCCGAGTCTAATTCAGCATCTTCCTTGAACTCTAGGTCAAGTCCACAAAGCAGGAGTGCAAACAATCGCTCATCAAGATGATGATGTTTATCAGCCCAATCAGTACTTACAGTAACTGAACCAAACTGAGCGGGAAGACATATTTTAAAAAAGCCTTTGCGTACCTGTTGTTCTTTTAATGCGATTTGTTCACTTATATCCTTTGATGACCCATCTTGAGTGTCTTTAACACGCGATTGTGACATCTCAGCTTTTCTAACTTTTAGGTCTTGGATTTCTTGATTGATTCCTTCCTTATGCTGAATGAAATATTGCCGAAGTCGTTCTTGAGTGATAGGATTTACGAGGTTATCCAAAATATGACGCATGGGATTGTTAGTCGTAATTGTCATTGATGTTGATTTTCCTGTTGATTTTCCTGTAAATTCTTTCGGAAGAAAATCGACTGGTGTTTCACATATTATTTTAGCTTGAACAGGATTTATCAACGAAAAGTCACGTATTGCCTCAAGTAGTCTTTTTGTTGCATTAAGGAATAATTCTGCACTTGAAATATCTTCCCAGGTAAGATCTGGAAATTTACTTTTAGTAATTTCATTATATTTCTCCTTAATACGGTTACGGACTTTTGGCGGAAAGCATCGAAGACCCGTTGATGAAATATCCTCAACAAAATGACCCAGATTTTCAGGTGTCATACCCTCAAGTGGTTGGAGTGAACATCCAGAGTGATCATACATTTGTGTAAAAGTATTACACGTTTGACCACCCGTCACAACATCAACTTGACAATTCTCGCCAAATATATTGTAATCTTCTAGCTGCTTTGGTGTGAGTGTAGCAGAAATAACAACTCCAAACTTATCGAAATTGTTGATGATGGATGCAATAGTTTTAATATAATGATTTTCATCAGATGTTACATCACCAGTAGCTACAACCTCATCCACAATGGGTAAAAATTGAATGTTGAATCGGGTACTCCAGGCATCACTATGCTCTAGAATTTTTGCTGCAGTGCAAGGATCCACAAACATTGTTGTTGGGAGCTGAAATTTACGTGCGCTGTAAGTAGGTCCTTTTCCTTCATAGTCAACAAGTTGTTTCATCTGTTCAACTAATTCAAGAGTTGTGTCTAATCCACCATTCTCAGCGTACTTATCAGGTAGAAATGGTCTTTTCCTGCTGTTCGTTTTGATTTGTGGACATGATGCATGATTCGGGATGAGAACACAAGCACGACCAAACCATGTATATCCATGCTTATCAGCAATAACTGCAAAGTCAGCAGCAGTCATATGTGATGGAATAACAAATATTACGGTACCATGTTTAGCTCCAGGATTCTTGCTTTTATTGTGATCAGCCACCTTCATTGTTGGTAACAATGAAGCGATAGTTGACTTACCAGAAGCAAGACCAGTAGTAATCGCTAATCTCTTTCTGGTAATTTGCTCTTCAGTAGAATCACTAGAAAGAGATTTCACGAAAGAATCAGAAATACTACTGATACGGTTGATCATATCTACCTGACAAGGAAAAAGTGAAATATCACCTTTTCCCTGGGTTTTCATGGTACTTACTATAACAGGGTTAGTTATACCCTGTGGGTATTTCAAAGAAATTTCATTGGGAGTTACTACAAAAATATCGATAAACTCATCGAAAATACAAGTATAAAGGTCAACTTTGCCTTCAGGAGAATTTGTAATTGCCCATTTTAGTGCAATTACAATTTCATACTTCAAAATACTTGGTATGTATTTATCTTTAATATTTCGTGATAATATCCCGATGACGATGTATGCTAGATCATATGGATGTATTATGTTGACAGTCGCGAGTTCTTTACGAATATCAACAGGTACATCAACAAGTCCTTTCTTCCTATCCACCTTAACGATAAAATCAAGAAGCTCGTTAATTTTCCAGGTATGACTCTTCATGGTAACAACCTGTTGATGTATTTGCATTGCTTGCCCTTGTTTAAGGTCATTCTTTTTCTTCCATTTTTCGAAATCTTTATAATCTTTACTTTGTCCTCTTTGTCCATGAACTTTTTGGGGCAAATTTGGTTTAAAGAGAAAGTCGATGTTAGCTTCCTCTGGAAGAAAAAGAGCTTTGATTTCTGAATTAATCGAAAATTCCTTCGTAGTGGTGCTTAAATAGATGGTCATAAAATGTACCAATGCATTACGAATAAATTTGTCAATCAAGTCAGGACTATATTCCCCGCCAATGTTGATTGGATATTCATTTCCACTTCTAGTAGATGTAGGGGATTCGAAATCGTTATTTTTTGCAATAAGTGTAGCAAGAGGATTGTTAAAAGGCGATTCAATTCTTTCATAAAACTGGGGGCCTAGTGGAGGCCAGCTATGTGAAATACTATTTGAAGCATTTATTACATCCTTCAATTTCTGTTGACTTGTGGATAGCGGGGCATCCTGGGATCTTAGAGAGGGCTCACGCCCTTCGGAACCAGATCCTTGAGTTCCTAGCTGGGATCTTGGAGAGGGCTCACGCCCTTCGGAACCAGATCCTTGAGTTCCTACGCTGGGAGGGGGTACAACAATGGAATTCATGGTTGTAAGCATTGTAAGTCATTTAATTATCTACACAGACTTTTTTTTTTTCAATTTTTTTCTAAAAATATTGAAAAAAAATATAAATGGAATAATTTAAGTATAATATAAATTTACATGGATTTTATAGAAATTGGTAAACGTGTAATTATAACAAATGAATTTTTTGCATCAAATGCTGCAAAAAATATTGCAGCATTAAATGGTTATCAAAAATGGAAACCAGTTGGTATTATAAAAAAAATCCTTCTATTATGCGTCCAATTAATCATGATAATGGTCCAGAATGGGCCATTCCAGATTATTATCATGTTATACTTGATGAAAATCCATTTATGAAAGATCATAAATTACATATATCATTTTTGAATGAAGATGATATAGCAGAAGTAGAAATAATTTAATCAGAGTCAGAATTTATAAATAATGATTTATCTTCATCATCATCTTCATCGGAATCAACAAATTTAGATGTTTCTTTATTATTAGTTTCTTTATTATTAGTTTCTTTATTATTAGTTTGTTTTCTTTCTTTTCGTGGATCTTCCGTAATTTTACCATCTTTATAGCTATAAGTAAGAATATTATCAAAGTTAGTAATTTTTTTATAATATGTTTTTCTAGTATATCCTTGATTTGTAAATGTTCTTAAACTATCAACTATGTCGATAACTAAAGGCTGTGCTAAATAATTACCTTTTTGATTTCTTAAAATTCTACCAACAGATTGTTCCACATTTTTTCTTGAAGTTGATAAAATTATTGTATTTAATGAACTAATATCCAATGCTTCAGAACTCATACTATATGTAGAAAATATTATATCTGCTTCTTCTGCTACATCTAATTTTTCTTGTTTCATGCCTCCAATATATTTACTTGTTGATCCACATTCTAATTCATCTACTTTATTTTTCATAAATTCCAAATGATCTAATCTATCACTTAGAACCAATAATTTTCTAGCTTTATTATCTCTACATTGTTTAATTAATGAAACTATAAATTCATTACGTTCGACAAGTTCAACTAAGTTTGTAATCATTGTAGATACTTGAGCTTCTTTTGTATATTTATTAAAAACCATTGTAAATCTTTCATGTTCCATTGTAAATTTATAAATATTTACTAATATTTCTTGATTAATTTGTGGTTTTTCATAATACAACATGTTACCAATATAGTATTCTAATACAAAATCAAGTTTATCTGCTCGTTTTGGTGTTCCGGATAAGCCTATCATGTATGGAACACTTATCTTTTGAAGTATTTGTGAGAATTTTTCAGCACTTAAATGATGACATTCATCAAAAATAATACATCCAATATCATCGAATAAATCATCTGGATAGTCATCTTTTAAACTCAAACTTTGTAACATTCCAATTACAATATCTTTATCTTCTACATCCATAATTTTTCCTTGAACAATTCCAACTCTTGCTTTAGGTAAAAATTGTTCAATTCTATTTTTCCATTGATTTAATAAAAATGTTTTATGAACAATAACTAGTGTTTTTTTTTTCAATTCACTTATTAATTTACATGCTATTACAGTTTTACCTCTACCTGGAGGTAAACTTATAATACCTCCTTCTTGATTTTTAATTTTAGGTACAACATTTTTTATTACATCTAATTGATAGTCTCTCAATGATCCTCCAAATTTTAATTTAATATTTGTTCCTTTTAAAAAAGCATTTTTGTTAGGTTTCCCAAATTTTTGATATCCATAAAATTTAGGTATACATAATTTATCGTCATTTTCTCTATATATTTTAAAGCTCTTTGCTAATTTACTTCTAGCTCCTTGGATATATGGTTTAACTTTAAGTTCTTTTTTAACTTCTTTTAAAATTAGTTCAGAAATTTGATCTTTATTAATGATATATCCTTGATTACATACAATAGAATTCATTTATATATTATAAATTATTTATACTTTAAATATTAATTATTCAATTATTTTATTTAGTTTTTTAATATTAGTTATATATATATATATAACATGAATAATTTGTTAGAGAATCAATACGTAACAACTACATTAGCAGTATTTTTTGTATTATATGGTAGTTTAGCTGCACCAAAATTACCTATAAGTATTGCAAATTTATTTACAAATCCATTTTTTAGAATGAGTGTTATTTTTGCAATTGCATATGTGACATCTAAAAATCATTCAATTGCATTAATTGCAACAATATCTTTAGTTTTACTTATGCAAATTGCAGATAATGATGATCAAATATTAATTAGTGAAGATCAACACATTGTATTAGATTCTGAAAAACATCATAGACATAAACATAGAAAATGGCATAAAATTATGATGGACGAAGAACTGGCAAAAGGAGAAAATAAAAAATCCGAATTATTAAGAAAGAATGTTGTATCTGAAGATCAAATAGCTACTGCAGTTTTAAATAAAGAAATGGATAATTTACAAGCAGAATTAATTAATGAAAATATAGGATCAACAATTGAAGAACAAGTAGAACAAGTAAATCAAATAAATCAAGAAGATATACAACAAGAGATTGTGAATGTAGAAGAAGAGTTAAGAAAAGAACCAACAGTTATTCAAGAAATAAATGGTGTTCCTTTAGCAAATGATAAATCTAATTTATCTAATTTTGATATGGAAAATAATGAGACACCATTAGAAACTCAAATTATGGAAGCAAAGATTGCAAAAATAAATAATACAAATGTTAAAAGTACAAGAGGTTTAGGAATAGATGAAGATCCATCAACATGTACATCTTGTGCACACAGAGATTTTAATGATTATAAAATAGATACGAATGATGTTATATTACCATATTCAGATAATGGACTTTATAATTTTAAAAATATGTAAATTTTATCTATGATTAAATATAAATTATTTATATTTAATTATGAATTATTGTATAAATAATATTTTAGGAATAAAAAATTATAATATTATATAAGTAATTTATCTAAATATATATAATGGATATACTTTATTTAACGATAGTGATTATATTATATTATATTTTAACGAATAATAATATAGAAAATTTTACTCTTAACTTTCCAGAAAATTCTTTAAAATGTAAATGTGATTTAGATAATGGGAATGATAGTGATAATACAAATATTAAAGATAATAATAATATTGAAGGATTTACAAATTATGATAGTTCACCAATTAGTTCAAGTACAAAACTAAAAAATAGAATATATAATATTCATGATAGCCCATATAGTGAATCAGCTAGTAGTTATTATGAAAAAAAATACTACTATCCTATAAAACCTTTAGATAATGAATTTAAATTTGAAGGATCAAATAGTGATAAATATAAAAATATTGGAACAAATACAGACAAATTATTAAATCAATATTCTAATAATAATATAGAATCATATAAATATATATTTGGAATTAAAAGTGAAATTAAAGATAATAAAAATTAAATATCTTTAAATATTATATGAAATATCCTATAATATTCAAAGACATACACGAAATGGGTTTAAATAAAATTTATAATTTAGTTGAAAATATTGATCAATGTGGTGGCGGTGAAGAGAACTCTTCAGATAATAATCTTCCATTATATGAAAGTGAATCAGAATTTTCCGAACACTGTAGTAATTATGAAAAGTTACCTCATATTTTACCAATTGCTAAAAGAATTATATGTTTAGGTGATTTACATGGTGATTATAATTTAACCTTATCTTGTTTAAAATTAGCTAAACTTATTGATGATGAACTTAATTGGATAGCAGAACCACCAGAAACAATTGTTGTCCAAATTGGTGATCAAATAGATAGATGTAGACCTGATAGAAATAATTCATGTGATAAACCAGAAGCAACACCACAAGATGAAGGGTCCGATATAAAAATTTTAGAATTATTTACAGACTTGCATAAAAAAGCTATAAAAAAAGGTGGGGCGGTATATTCATTACTAGGAAATCATGAAATTATGAATGTAGATGGAGATATGAATTATGTATCATATGAAGGACTTAAACAATTTGAAAGTGAAAAAAATCCAGAAGACGGAAAACAATTTAAATCTGGCAAAGATGCTAGAAAATATTTATTCAAAAGAGGTAATAAATATGCAAAATTTTTAGCATGTACTAGACAAACAGCATTAATAATTGGAAGTAATTTATTTGTTCATGCAGCTATTGTACCAGAACTAGCAAAAGAATATAAAGTTAATGATATAAATGTATTAGTTCGAAAATGGCTATTAAAAATAATAAATAATGATCATAAATTAAATGGAATAGCTAATGTTAGTGATATTTTATTTAATTATAAATTATCACCATTTTGGCCCCGTGTATTAGGTAATTTACCACCCAATGTATCATTAAAAGATGATACTTGTGAAGAATATCTTACTAAAACATTAAATTTATATAATTGTAATAATATGATTGTTGGTCACACTCCACAGGCCCTTACTAAAAATGAATCAGGTATAAATGTGACATGTAGAGAAGATAAAAATGGGGTAAGTAAAGGAGTATGGAGAGTAGATGTAGGATCTTCATTAGGTTTTGATAATTTCAAAAACAAAAAAACTAAAGAATTATCTAAACCACAAGTGTTAGAAATATTAGATGATAATAAATTCAATATATTAAGCGAATAATAATATATTTATAATATTATAAATATATGTTTAAAAAATATTCATATTTAACTAATGATATATATGATTATAAATATGCGAATTATGATAATAATAAGATTATTGAAAATTTTATAAATAACTCTCAAGAAAATAATGATATAAAATATTTTTATACGGATGAAGGCGATGGTGAAATTACATTTTCAGGTATTGATGCAAAATATATAAAAATTGTAGTATTTGAATGGAATGATAATATATCTGCTAAATTTGATGTATTTGTAGATAAGAAAATACAAAATACTCCTGAAGATAAAAGAGATTATTCTTCTATTTTAAATAATGATCCAATTGGAATTGGAAATGCACAATCAAAACTAGATTCAGAAAATGGATGGACTAGTTCTAATAATAATATTGGTGAATGGATGTCAATTAATTTAGGAGAAGTTAAGAAAATTACAGGAATAAAAATGTCAAAAAAAGATAGTACAAGTTATGTTAAAAAATTTGCAATACATTATAGTTTAGATAATGAAAAATATTCATATATTAGATTAGAAAGTGATTCAAATGCTAGAAAATATAAATTTTTATTTAATGGATGTCCTACAAATGTTGATAAATTAGAAAAAATAGGTGAAGATGAAGAAACTTTTGATACTTGTGCATTAAAATGTAATCAAAGTTCACAATGTCATCATTTTGAAATAACAGGTTGTTCAGGAGATGACTTTAATCCAAAATGTAAAGGTACATGTAATATTTATGGAGAAGGTTTTGCAGATAATAATAATTGTGATAGTTCTGGTAATGTAAAGTCATTTTATAAATTAAAAAATCAACTAACAAATAATGAAATTTTAAATATTGATGATTATTTAGTATCTCCTAATGGGAAGTTATTTTTAGTTATGCGTAATACTGGTAATTTAGTTTTATATAATCAATTTAATTTTATTCCTGAAAACATAATATGGAAAAGTACTGAAGAAAAGGAAGTTGATGATTATTACTGTAAAATGATGGAAGAAGGTACTTTAATTATATTTAAAAGAAGTGCGACAGATACTGAAGATGAAAAAATATGGGATACAGAAATTATTAAACAAGAGGAAGAATTTACTTTAATTAACATAGGTAATTGTACAAGTGATGATAATTGTAATCCACCTAAAGTCATTAATTTACCAAATGACATTAAATTTGTTGAAAATATACCTTATACATCAGAAGGAGTTAAAATAGATATATATTCTTTTAATGTAGATACAAATTTAGAAATTAAAAAAATATCAGTTAAAAGATCAGATCAAGAAAATGCTGGATGGTCTGAAGATATATATCTTAAGGGTTTTAAAACAGAACCAAAAAATAAGGAAGAAATTGAAATTGAAGTAAAAGAAGGAGAACCATTAAGATATAACACTCCATTTAATATTCAAGTTAAAACATATCCTGGTGATCAAAATATAAAATTATTAAAATTTATTAAAGCAGATAATGTAGAATCAAATCAAATAATTAAATATAATGATAAAGTTCATATAGTAAAAGCGGATAATCCATATAAAATTGGTTATTTTCCTGTAACTGGTGATGGATCTAGAAAATTAGCATTTAAAAATATAATAAGTAATAATGAGTTAATAAACTATTCGTTTTACATTAAACAAAAACTAGATAGTGAAGGAAATAAAAAATTTAGTGACGGTGATAATATAAAATTTAATCATGAAATATCAATATCTATTGAAAATAAAAATTTAACAGGTAACTGTGGATGGTGGGGTTGTAGAGTTATGAAACCATCTGGATATTTTAGTCACGGTGGAAATGAAATTGAATCTATTCCTTTATTTAGAATTAATGAAAAACTTAAAGAAAATTCATATATATTTAAATTACAAGATGATGGTAATATTGTTTTATCAGAAAAAATAGGTGCTGGTATAAATAAATTATGGGAAAGTAATACTAATTATAAATTTGCATTTAATGGAATTCCAAATAATTTAACAACAATTAGTACTGGTACTGAAGAAGATACATATTTAAGTTGTCAGAAAAAATGTTCCGAAGATTCGTCATGTTCTGCATTTTCAATTGATAAATGTAGTGGCAGTGATAATTATCCTTTATGTACTGGAAAATGTGATCTCTATTCAGGATTTTCAAATCCTGAAAATGGCAATGAAGATAAAGATAATAAAAGTCAAAAAACTTATAAAAAAATTACTGCTCTTTCACTACTTACAGATTTAAGTTTTGATGCAACAGCAGAAGCTGCAACTAAAGCAGTAGACAATGCAAAAAAAAAATTTACTAATTTAACATCTAATTTATTTGGTAGTTCTGAAGAGACAGAAGGTGGTGAAAAAACAGAAGGTGGTGAAAAAACAGACGGTGGTGAAAAAACAGAAGGTGGTGAAGAAACAGAAGGTGGTTCAGGAATGTCAAATGATATTATTTGGATAATTATATTAGCTGTTATTGCTTATTTACTATTTAAAAGATATAATAAAAATTAATCAGATCGTCGTGTATTATATGACCCGCAATCATTACATTTATGACCAATTATATGAAATTTTGTTTCTGATTCTTTTAGACAATCATTGCAAAGTATTTTAACATTATAATTTAGATCTTCTGGCATTGGTGTATTATCTATTTCCTGTTGTAAATATTTAAATATATGATCACAATCTATAGTTGACTTATTACAATAAGGACATCTTAAACTTGAAAATGTACCTTCCTGTAACATTTCCTTAAAACATTCAATATGAATAGTATGTCCACATTTAAGCATTGTAATATTTTTCACTGAATTAAATATTGGTTCACAGCATATAGGACATGTATTATGAAAACTATTTTCAATACATACATGATTATCTTTCAAATCATTATTAATACAGGAGTTACATGTATCACAGTGATAAAAGTTTTCTTTACCACCAACTCTACAAATTCCACATTTATCGCAATGATATTGTTGTTTAGAAGTATCATCATCAAATAAATTACATATTTTACAAAAATATTCACCAAATGTTATTTTACATTTTATACATTCATTACTTACTAATTGTTTTTCATTACAAATAGAACATATGATGTGTGTTATTGTATGACGATTTAATATATGTTGATTTTTTGTATTTTCAAAATGTTCATCATGGCATAAACGACAATCAAATATTTTATTACAACAATTTGTAAAAAACTTACATTTTCTATTATAATGTTTACAACCATAAGTAATATTTTGTTGTAATTCCATTTATAATTAATAAATACATATTTTTATGTATTTATCAATTAGATTTTAAAAACTTTATAAATTTATTTACAATATTAAAACTATCTTCAGTTGTTTTATCATTAAAAAATTTAATAAATTTATTTAAGTCTATATTAAATTTAATATAACTATATATAAATAAAAAAGTAAAAGGACCGCATATATCACATTTATATAAATTTTTTGAATATTTATATGAATAAGTTAATGGATATTTTAACTCTAATTTCTTTATAATTAAATTTACCAAATTTATGAGATTTTTATCACCTTTATTATCAAATAAAATATTTTTTTTTAATTTATTATCGATTATTAGCGAACTAATATGATGAAAATTATTATCTTTATCATGGAATATAATTAAAATGTAATTATATCTAGATTTTGTAATTTGATCTTTTAATACCTCAATATCTATTTTAAAATTTATTTTATTATTATTTAAATAAATATAGGCAACATTATAAGATAAATTTTTATAACATATATCCTCATCTTTTAATTTATTATCAAGATTAAATTTATAATCAATAAAATTTTGTTGGTTTTTATAATTATCTAAATCAATTTTATTAATTTTATTTATAAAATCTAAAAATTTATTCATAATTATATATAATATAGATATTAATGATAGTTCTTATTTTTTATATTTTATATATGTTTCTTTTTTTCAAAACAAAAATATCAATAAATCATCCTTTAGAATATTACTTTATTGATAATTTAAGTAATTACTTTAACCATCCTATTAGTAATTCTAATTATGAATCTAAAATTTGTCCTTTTGGTAAAGATGTTATATGGTTACTTGCTATTTACTTATTTTATAAAACTTATTATCCTGTCAACAAAAAATTTAATAGAATAGTAATTTTTGTAACATTTATATTATCATTATTAAACTTTAATGCACTAACTTATCTAATACCTTATTTTATTTACGAATATTTAATATAAATACATATTTTTATTAAATAATTTATTTGCTTAACATAGCTTTAGTTTTCTTTAATGCATCCATCCATGTTATTGTTCCTTGGGCTTTTGCATCATCCCATGCCATACCAATAGCTTTACCAACATGTTCTTTTAATTTTCTAATTGCATCTCTATAATTAATACCTTCTTTAGCTGCAATAGCTTTAATTACTTCTGTTTGAATAGCTGAATGAGCAGGTGCTCCTCTTTTAGCTTTTTTAGATCCTTTTTTAGATCCTTTTTTAGAAGTTTTTTTGGAAGTTTTTTTAGAAGCTTTTTTAGATGTTTTTTTAGAAGCTTTTTTTCTTTTACCTCCAGTCATTTTCTTTGATCCTTTTTTAGAAGCTTTTTTGGAAGTTTTTTTGGATGCTTTTTTGGATGCTTTTTTGGAAGCTTTTTTAGCTCTTGATGCTTTTTTAGAAGCTTTTTTAGATGCTTTTTTAGATGCTTTTTTAGAAGCTTTTTTGGATCCTTTTTTGGAAGTTTTTTTGGAAGCTTTTCTTCTTTTACCTCCAGTCATTTTCTTTGATCCCTTTTTGGAAGTTTTTTTGGATGCTTTTTTGGAAGCTTTTTTAGATGCTTTTTTAGCTCTTGAAGCTTTTTTGGAAGTTTTTTTGGAAGCTTTTTTGGAAGCTTTTTTGGATGCTTTTTTGGAAGTTTTTTTGGATGCTTTTTTGGAAGCTTTTCTTCTTTTACCTCCAGTTAATTTTTTGGATGTTTTTTTAGATCCTTTTTTGGATGTTTTTTTGGATCCTTTTTTACCTTTTTTGGAAGTTTTTTTGGAAGCTTTTTTGGATGTTTTTTTGGATGCTTTTTTAGATTTTTTAGATCCTTTCTTTTTTCCATCTTCAGTAACATCGACTTTTTTAGATCCTTTCTTTTTTCTTTTACCACCTGATTGAGCTTCTGCTTCATTAAATATTTGTCTTAATTGGGCTTCTAATTCAGTAGTTGAAGTAGCGGAAGATACTTCTTGTAAATCACTTAATTTACCACCTTTTTGTGGAACATCTACAACTGATAGCCATTGTGGTAATGATGCAGTAGAAACTGATTCAGTGTCTAAGAAATCAGAGACGTTTCCATTTTTCTTTTTATTCTTTATGAAAATATCGGACATTTTATATATATATATATATAAAAAATTTTTATGATATAGCCATAAAAATTGATTTATTAAAGTTATTTAAACATAACTATATTATTTTAAATTAAAAATGGGAGTTCCTGGATTCTTTTTATGGTTTTTAAAAAAATATAAAAATAAAAAATTTGTATTGAAAAAAGATGAATTAGGATTAAATAATATTGACTCATTATTAATTGATACTAATTGTTTGTTACATCCGCAATGTTTTAAGATATTGGCAGAAAATCCAAATTTGAATGATAATACAGAATTAGAAAGGAAAATGATGAATGAGTGTATAGAGTATTTAAAATACATAATAGAACATGTAAATCCTGATAAGGAAATATATATTGCAATAGATGGTGTAGCACCTACTGCAAAAATAAAACAGCAAAGACAGAGAAGATATAAGTCAGTAAATGATAAGGTTTTATTTGACAAAATTAAAAAGAAGCATAATAAGGAAATTACTACATATTGGAATAATTCAGCAATAACTCCAGGGACTGAATTTATGGAATTATTAACGAAGAGAATTATAGAATTTTGTAAAAATAGTAAATATAAGGCGAAAATATATTTTTCAACTGCAAATACGCCAAGTGAGGGAGAGCATAAATTGTTACAACATATAAGAGATTGTAATAATAATTATAACTATGTAATTTATGGTTTAGATGCAGATTTAATATTTTTAGCTTTAGCGTCAAATAAAGATAATATTCATTTGTTAAGAGAAGCGCAAGAAATAGGTACAGAAAAAGGAAAGACAAATACGAATATATTAAATTATGTTAGTATAGATGTATTAAAGGAATGTATTTTAGAGGAACTAAATGATATTTTATATGATGAATTAATTGAAAGGAAATTAGATAAAGAAAGGATCATGCGTGATTTTATATTCATATGTTATTTCTTGGGTAATGATTTTTTGCCACATATTCCGTCAATTGATATAAAATGTTATGATAAGAAGTGTGATAATGGGTTAGATTTGTTACTACAAGCATATGCAAATACATATGATAATTTAGATGATTACTTAATTGAAATGAATGATAAAAATGAGATTTCTTATAATGTAATTTTTTTACAAATGTTTGTAGAGTATTTAGGGTCATTTGAAGAAGAATTTTTTATGAATATGTATAAATCAAAAAAATATTTTAGAAAATGTGAAAGTGGAGATCCATATGAGAAAGAGAAATATAAAATAGAAAATGTACAATTTAAAATTGAAGATGATATAGAGTTAGGTAAGGATGCTAATGAAGATTATAAGTATAGATATTATAAAAAATATTATCATACAGAAGTAAATCAAAAAGAATCAGTTAAATTTGCTTCATATAAGTATTTAGAAGGTTTAATATGGGTAGCAAATTATTATTTTAATAAATGTCCGTCATGGGATTGGTATTATCCATATGATCATGCGCCTTTTATGAGTGATCTAGCGGATAATTTTAAAAGATTTAATTTAGAGGATATTAAATTTAAATTAGGCGAACCATTAAAACCAGTAGAGCAGTTATTATGTGTATTACCATCAAAATCAAATTATCTAGTTTCAAATGATGTTAAAAAATTAATGACAGATGATAAATCTCCATTAATACATTTATTTCCGCAAGAATTTGAGATAGATCTACTTTATAAAAATAAGTATTGGCAAGGAATACCAATACTTCCAGATTTAGATATTGAATTAGTAAAAAATACATTACATTCAAACTATAAAAGTATTTATAATATAAAAAATAATAAGGAGTGTGAAGTGTTAGAATTTTAATTAGAATTAATTAAAATTTTTTTTTCTTTTATTTAATTAAATGACAAAAAAATTTGTAAATTTACCACATAACTATAAAAAGCTATTAGATGATTCTAAGAAATTATTTAATAAAGAAAATTTAGAAGGATTAGCTACTAATAACATTTCGTATAAAGATTTAATGAAAATATATACTAAAATAGAAGATTTATGTAATGAAAATAATTGTAATACTTATGATTTAAATAAAATGATAAATTATTATGATAAAAAAAATTCAATGATTGAGATTTTAAAAAAAATAGCAACATTAAGAAATAAATATATTGTATATTATGCCCAAAAGTCAGATTTATGGAATAAAAATTTAGTAGATATTAAAAATAAATATAAAAACCTTTATAATAAATCGATTGATTTAAATAAAGTAGAGAATGCATTTGTAAAAATTCTAAAAGTGTATAAATATGACTGGGATGGATTATGGGCTATAATAAATGTTGATAAGAATGGTAATACAAAAAATATAAGTTTATTTGATGTCGATGATTATGAAAACTTATTTAATATATTAGATAAATAAAATAAATAGTTAATTATTTTAATTATCTTTTGGACGTAATCTGTCAAAAAATGGATCATTCTTTAAAATTTGATCAGGTGTAATAAATTCATCATTTGCTAACAAACGTCCTCTTTCAGCAATGTTTGGTCCGGTTGTATATTGTTCAGGAACAATTCTTTTTACAAAATCTTTTACTTGCTTACTAATTTCAGGTGTGTCCCAAAATTCAGGGAAGAATCCTTTTCGAACTAATGTATTTAAAAAATAATGAATATCATAATATCTATTTGTAGATGAATTTACATTTATTTTATCAGTCCATTCTGCATTTACTTTTGTATTATCAACAACACCATCAATACAAGCGAAATCAAAATCCCATAATTTAATCTGTACTCCAATATTTGGTAATATATATACTTGATTATTAATCTTGTACTTGAATTTATTATTTTTATTTCTACTCTCAATATTTTGAATTAGGATATTATTTGCTTTTAAATCATTATGTCTAAAACCTGGATATTTTGCTTGTATAACCGCTAAAGCTGAAATAATCTGAAATAAAATTACTCGCCACTCTCTTAATGTTATTGTTTTATATTTATCACGAATATATTCCAATAAATCACCACCATCAGCCCATTCACTAATTAAAACAGAAACTTCATTATGTAAATCACCTTTCTTGTGTCTTTTTATAAATTGGCCATATTTTTTATTATCTACTATTCCATTTTTACCTAATGACAAAAATGGACGAATACTTGTATTAAATGTACCAATAGGAAGAACTAAATGTGGAGTTTGATTATTTATAACAAAATAACTTAAAACTTTTAACATCATTAATTCTGCATTTTCAGGTCTTCTTATATCATTTAAATCTCCATAATTTTCACGTTTTGGATATGCAACTATTTTAACTGCAAAATTAGGTTCACTTGGTTCATTGGGGTTAAACCCTCTAAATGTATGGCCAGTTGTTCCACTTTTAACATAAACTAGTTTACCACCAATTTGATTAATTACATCGCCAAAATCTAATATTTTTTTATCTAAAACATTTCTAATATCTTTTTCTTGTTTAGTATTTATAAAAGCTTCGGTTTCATTACTTTCTAAATCAATTAACGACTTTAAATTATTACCTTGTAAAATAGTTTTTATTTTATTAGTTCTATCATGATTATAGTAACTCATATATTATGTATCTAAAAATTTAATTTAATATGTATTTAAATCATTATTTTATTTTTAAAATTCTTTTAACTTTATTTACAAATACATTATTTTTAATCATTCTGCCAGATTCTAAATCATTTATTATGTTTTTTTTAACACATAATGTATTGGCTAAATCTTGTTGTGATAATTTTAATAAAGATCTAGCTTTTTGTATTTCAATACCGATTGATTTAGGGACGTATTCTATTTTAATATCTTCTTCTTCTATTTTTTTAGCATTTATATTTATAATAGAATTACTATTTAAATTTTTTTTTACAACTTTTGTTTTTTCTACTATATGTTTTTTTGCCTTAGTTAAAGTAATGGGTTTCCAATCTTGATGGTCCATTTAAATATATATAATATTATATATGTTTAAATCTATGATCCATATTTTTTGAATAAGTCCATTGATAAATTTATATAATTTTGCATTGCTATATTTTTATCCATACCTTTAACAGACTCCCATGCCTTCCATTTTGCAGTATTTTTAAAATTAAACATAGAAGGCTGTTCAGTATTATTATCACCAAATTTCCCTTGTTTAAAATACTTATATATATCTAAAAGTTCATTATCAGTTGGTGTTTTTTTTAAATTATTTACGATATTTACAGATATTTCAAAATTTGTATTTAGTACATCCATTAATTTAAAATTTATTATATTTTTAATATTAAAACCAATTAATTATAACTATTTAACAATCTTGTTGTAAAATAAATGAAAATTGATAAAACTATAGATAATATTTGAATATTTATAATTGATTTATTTTTCCCACAACCAAAATTTTTAAATAAACATTTATCTTCTTCATAATAGAACAAAAAATCTGGTTTTATTAAATATATTAAAACCATTACAATTAAATATACATAAAATGAATTTAATATACATTCATTCATTATTTATATATTATATATCAAAAAAACTTTCAGCTTCTTCTGTATTGATATCAGTATATGTAGTATCTTCATTTGCGTCTACTTCATTATTATTTCCGTTATTTTCTGGTAATATTGTATCATTCATTTTATTCATATCATTAGAATGATCTTCTTTTTTATCCTCAATAATCTGATTAGATAACGATTCAGTAAATATAAAATCACTACTATTATTATAAAAGTTACTTCCTGGTAAATGTTCACCTTTCATTCCAATTATATTTAATGTATTTAAATGTAATTTTTCTTCATTGACCTTTCTAATAGATACTACCTCTACATCTATTACTAAATTATTATCATTATTATCATTCTTATCATTCTTGAATTCTTGTCTCTTAAATGTATAATTTTTATTTGTTGTAATTTTATATTCACAAACCATCTGGAAATTAACTAATACTTCAGTTTCTATTTCCATCTTTCCCATATGTTCTAATTTTATTAAAACTAATTTATGTCCTTCTGGTAAATTGTTATTAACTGCTTCCATTATAAAATTAGTTATTGGCTTTAATTTTTCATTTGACATTGAATTTTTTATAACTGGTCTATTTGCAAAATTAAAATTATAATATTCATCATTACTTTCATTTCCATCTAATTTAACTTTATTTAATACTTTCTTTAAAATATCTAATCGATTATCTTCAATTGTTTGATCTACATTATTAAATTTTATTCCAACCTGGTTAGAGATTGGATAATATGGACTAAATATTACTTCAAAATGTTCTTGTTTATAATATTTTTTTACATATACTAAAACGATGAGAACTATTAAAACAATTATAATTAAATTATCTTTATTCTTAAACATATATTATATAAACTTAAATTATTTATATTTTAAACAAAAATATAAATAAATATTAATATTAATCATCTGAAAATAATATTTGTTCACCTCCTTCTTCATCATCATAATCTTCTTGTTCAGCGTCTAATGCATCTAACATTTCATCGTCGTCATTAATTTGATTTTTTAAATTAGTTTGTTCATCTTCAGTTAGTAAATTACTTTCATTTTCAATAATTGTATCATCAAATACTTCAACAGCGTTATCTCTAACTTCTTGAAGTAAATCAGCACTTAAAATATAATTATATCTTAGTAAATCAAAACTAGTATATTGATTAAAATTCATATTATAAAAGTAATTTAGTAAAGATAAAATAAAATAAATTAAATGAAGTTTTATATATTTATTTGGATTAAATTCAATTAATAATAATAATTGTGAATATAAATAATCTAATAATTTATTGTAAGATTCTGATAAGTTAACCATATCTAATTTATTTAAATTGTCAAATTTAAAAATCTCATTTATTTTTACTTTTTCAAATTTTAAAATTATGTCAATATTATCAAATATTACTTTTTTGTTCTTACGTAAAATCAACGAATCTATTTTATTCATATAATATTTTAAAATAGGATTTGTTATATTATTATATTTGTATTTTATTTGACTTGAAAATACTTTGTATTGTCTAATATAATCTTTTAAATTATTCAAACTATTTCTTAATTCATTTATTGCATCTTTTTTTGATTCAAAATTAAAATTATTTCTTTTTAAACCTAACGTTTCAAACATTTCCCTTATTGACGGAATATAATTTATATAAATATTTAGATTAGTCATATCTGTAAATTTCTTAGATGCTTGTTTATATCCTAAATAATGTAATGTATTAAATTTAAAAATTAATTTTACATCATTAGATGCATCATATATTTCATAAACTTTATCATTATTATCGGTTTTAATAGAAACCTTATTGTCATTTATTAATAAATAAAAAGAATTTTGTAGTCTATTTCCCAAATAGTCATAATTTACTTCAAATTTTGAAATACTAATATGAAAAATAGAATTATTTAATTTGATAGAAGTTCCTGTAACTTCTTTTATTTCAGATATTAATTTATCAATATTATTACGATTAATATTATAATTATTATATTCTTTCTTCAAATTATCAAATGTGTTATCTTTTATTATATCTCTTACTTTTTTGTCTTTTTGTATTTCTATATTTTTTAGCATTTCTATAAAATATTTATTGTCAAATTTAATTGCTTCCTCATACGATATTTTAAATCTTCTAATTAATCCTTTACTATCATAAATTCGTGCTAATTGAATTAAATTATCTTTTTCATATTTCTTATTAATTTTTTCTATTTCATTTTTTAATATTAATTCAGAATCTCTTTCATTCATTTTTTTACTTATTTCAAATAATCTATTGTCAAAATTATATTTTCTTAATTCATCAATAAAAATAGTAAATTTATCTGGTAATAAAATAGATTTTATACTACTTTTTAATATTTGAATTTTATTTGTAGAACTATTTACAATTATTTTTTTCTTTTCTCTTTCCTCTATATTTTTTAATACATCATCATTTTTGAATAATGTATTAATCTTATTTATAATTTTAGATGATATCATTTCATATAAGTAATTTTTACTATCATTTGAATTTACTTCCATTAAACTATTTATTAAATCAATAATTGTATGAATTACTTGTCTTTGAATTATTGAAATATTTTTTTCAGTAGTATCAGAAGTATACCAGAGTTTATATTTTGATATCATACATGAAGTATAATATATTATATAACATAGAGTTTCTAATTTTGTTATTTCAATAACATCATTTGAATCATTGATTCTTAACTTTAAATTTTTAAAAATTACATCTTTAAATTTTCTAAATAATAAAAAATTACATGTTTTATTAAATTCAAACATATTAACTTGACTATCATTCAAATCTAAAATCATAAAAAATAAAATATAAGTAATTATATTATTTCTTTTCATTTTTTTAAATTTATCAGTTTCTGCACTTGTAGATATAAATATATCATTAGATAATGGAAAAATAAAGAAAAAAGTAAAATCAGATGAAACACCATAATTTTGAGATGCTTTAATTTCACGTTCTCTTCTACTCATATTTTTTACTCTTAATGTTTTATCATGTAAATTTATAATATCTATAACTTGCTTTATAATTTCTTGCCGTCTTAATTTATATATTTTATCATTTCCTAAATAATATGAAAAATTATTAATTTGAGCTACTTTTTCAACCGCTTTATCCATCTGTTTTATTAAACTTGAAAATTTAGTATACTCTTTTATTTCATTTAAATTTTGAGTACTATCAACAATAATATCAATACCAGTAGTTCCTCCATCATATGGAGTGGATAAATAATGTTGAATATCTATATATTGCTTACAACTTTTACATATATATTCATTATCATCATTGGTCATGACATATTTTTTTATAAATTCATATAAATGTTCTGAATGTTTATTAGGATTTTTACTACGTAATTTTGATAAATAAGTCCAATCAATTATATGTTGACAATACACATTTTCCTCACTTAAATCAATAAATTTTTCTTCATTTTCATAAGGTATTATAAATGTTGGTATTACTTTATTTACATCTTTTATTTCTGGTAATTTATGTACTTTACCTAAAATTCCAAAAATTTTATTTTCATATTCATCATCTTTTGATGTTAAAGTGGGAATTAATGAAATAATTTTTTTATTAATATTTATATTATATTGGGAATATTTAAAAAATTGAATGTAATTATATTGGTAGTAATTGTTAATATAATTTGAATAATATAAATCTAAAGTTTTATAGCTATTTAATTTTGTTATTATTTTATTATATATTTCTTCTAATGCAAAGTCGTATAACTTTGAAATTAAAATATTTGATAAATCTGAATTTATTTCTCCATATTCATAAGTATCTTGTGTAAACTTATCTTTTTCTAAATCAAATACCCAATAATAATTTTCATTATTACTATTATTTATTCTATTTCCTAAAACTTTTAATGCTGATTCAAAACCATTTTCATTTATTTTCCTAATATTTATCAAATCTTTTAGTTTTAATTTATTAATATTTGATTTTTTATCTAATATTAAGACTCCTACTATTTGAGCATAATTATTTTTACTTATTGTTCTAGTTTCTACCTTTATATTTTTATTTGGTAAAGTTTTATCTTCTAAACTTTCAATTCCTGCATATCTAATTACTGTTAATGTTTTTGCTGATGTTTTTCTTGTGTCATAACTAAATCCATTATTTTTAAAATCTTTAAAATTTATATATGAACTTTTTCTTAAATTTAATAAATCATGGTAAAACTCATTTGAATCGATAGCACTTTTACCTTGTTGTACTAACTTATTGATTATTGAAAGTTCCTCTATTTCATTATATACAATCGCTTTTCTATGAACTAATGACTTATAAAACATTTTCTCAATATCTTTTAATATTTCCTTATTATTTATTGTTTTTTTTGAGTAGTAATCTTTTAATTTCTCTATTTTAGTAATGATATATCTAATTTTTGTTTGATCTTTTAAATTTTCCCTATCTGATCTTTTAATTTGATTTGAACTTTTCTCATATTTTTCAGTAATTTTATGATATCTTAAAAATTCATCAGTAATTGGAATTACAAGTTTTGATGAAAATAATTTACTAATTTTATCAATCATATTTTCAGAATAATTTAATTCATTTTCATATGATTCATATAAATTTAAAATTTCTTTTGTTAATCCTTGTTTAATTTCATTTGTATTTAAAATATTTTCAACATTACTAAAATCTAATAATTTTAATTTTGGTAATACAACTTCAATTATTTTTGTACTTTCTGTATTTTGATATATTAAATTAAATATAATTTTTCTGAATTTTTTTCTATAATATCTATCAATTACAATTACTTTTATTAAATTATGTTTATGCTTTTTCGTTTTACCTTTTAAATTCATAGTATTTTCGTAACCTAAGCCATTTAATAAATCTATTGCATTTTTATATTTTATATTCTCCTTATACAAATCTAATAATTTTTCATTGTTATCTTCATTTAAAACTTCCATTAAAGTTATTAAATAATCAAATAAAGACATAATCGTTCCTAACTCTTCACTTTTTAATACCTTATTTTTTATTAAAATAGTTTTTATATTATTTATATTATCATTTAAAAATGAGTTACATACTATATATGATATTATTATCAATTTAGTTATATTTTCTATACTTTTAACATCATCTTTATTACTTGTAAGTTTTTCTAAATTTTTTATATATTTAAAATTGTCACTTAATTTATTTTCTAAATATTTACTATCTATTTTAGATATATCTAAACTGTCAAATAAATTATCTAAAATATTATCTATTAAAATATCATATTCATTAATAAACATCTATCTATTATAATATAATAAAGAAATTTGATTTTAATATTAAATTAATAAAATTGAATATTTCAAATCTAACTATTTAAACATTTATTATTATATTAAAATAATGAATAATTATCAAGAAGTTGGATTAGAAATTAACAAAGTTTTATCTTCTCTTGAAGATAAAACTTTTGATAATTTTAAAAGTAAATTGGATGAAACATCACCAAATATAAATATTAAAGAGTATGATAATTCTAATTTAATTATTTTGTCAAATAGTTTTACTAAAAAAAATGGTACAACACCATTACTTGAAAAAGAATGTAAATCAATTATTTTAGATAAAGTTACATTAGAAGTAGTATGTTATACATATGATGATATCTTCTATAATCAAGATGCTAAAGATTATATTTTACAAAATGGATTAACTGAATATTCAATTCAAGAATGTTTTGAAGGTACTTTACTTTCATTATTTCACCATAATGGTAATTGGAATATTGCAACTAGACAATGTATTGATGCTAAAAAATCTATTTGGACAAGTAATAAATCATATTATGATTTATTTATGGATTGTATTGATATTTCATTTGATGAATTTACACATCATTTAAAACCTGAATATAATTATTATTTTGTACTCGTTCACCATGATAACAAAAATATTGTTGATTATAGTGAATATTTTCAAAATGCAGAATATAAAGAGATTATCCATGTTTTAACAAGAGATAGAAAAACTCATTGTGATATTGAACTAGATAATCAGGATCAATGGACAATATGTCCTAATTTTAAAACACCTACTCGTTTTGATAAGGATGACAATATTCAAACACAAAATTTAATTAAATTTATTAATAATGATGATTCTTTAACAGTAAATATTCCTGAAAATCATGAGAATTTTAATTATCTTGATGAATTGAATAAAAATACTAGACTTACATTACCAGTTAAATGCGAAGGTTTAGTAGTTAAAGTTCGTGAAGAAAGTACAAATAAATTAATAATTATGAAATTTCAGACAAATTCATATCAATTTATGAGTATTTTAAAACCAAATAATAATAATATTTATATGAGCTTTTTGGAATTGTACCAACAAGATTTGTTAAAACGTCATTTAGAGTATTTTCCAGGTAATTCAAAATTATCAATGGATGGGAATATTAAAGAATCATATGATACAATTGGTGTAGTAGATGCTTCATATAAAGTAATTACAAGTGAATTATTTGAGATTTTTAGATATTTGTATGATTTGAGAGATTGTTCACATAAAAATGAAGATTTTTATAAATTGCTCCCAAATGAATATACAGTAGCTCTTTATAAAATTAGAGGAATTTACTACCGTAAAAAAGAAAAATTTATTAAGAGTAAAAATGAAACAGATGAATCAGATACAACTACAAATCAGTACAATCATGGATTGAAGATATTTGATATTTATAATATGTTAAAGAAAAAATATGATATTAAAGATTTGCTAAAATTATTTAGAGCAAGAAAAATAATTATGGCAACTTATCAGAATCAAGATACAGCTCATGGAAAAATCTTTAATAATCTTTCAAATAGATGTGATAAAGTATCTATTAAAATGATCGCTATCTATTTAAATAAAATGTTCCCTAAAGATCCAGATTTGGATGTATATACAAAAGTAAATGCAAAATCAGTATTTCGCAAACAAGCATCTACTGGATTAAGTATTAGCATTTAGTTATTTTATTAATAAATTATTAATTAGTATATTTAAATATATGAATACTAATTAAAAAAAATTGAAAATATTTTTATGAATATATATATGAATTTATATAATTAAAAAAAAATTTTACATGGTATTGTTTGTTTTAATATGTGGCAAGTACAAAGATTTAAATCAGAAGATAATATATCCTGGAAAGGTCTCTATCAGGATAATTTGACCTTCATAATATGTAGATATCCTAATGGATTGTTTAACGTAACTTTATACAAAGACAATAAGGTAACCAGATTATACAATTATGATGTTTTGAAAGCAAATGAAAAAGTTCGGTCATTTGTAGACGAACATGGGATGTGTGACATGACATTATTATACATACTTTTTAGAATATTTTAAGAAGAAATAAGTTTATTTCTTCTTAAAAAAATTGAAAAAAAATAAATCTACATATGTATGGTAATTTTTAGCTAAACCTGTAAAGATTGAGTTCGAATAATTTTCACGATGAATTGGTTTATACTTTCAGCTAGATTGCTGAAAAAGCAAGAACAAAAAGAGCATATACCCAGTGTGGGATCTAACAGTACGAAAAAGAAGGGACGAATGTTTGAAAGCAACAATGACATTCTTACTTTGTTTAGGGCAGGAAGGTGGCAATATTACTACCTGTTTCAAGTTATTCGTAGCTACAAACAAGTATTTAAAAAGTTGGGAACAGATCCAGAGACTCTGGCTAAAAAAATCCCAGCTTCTGAACACCCAGTATACACTATGTTCCTTGTTCTTGATTATGATTGTCACATGTTAATTCATGAGATCCTTATGATCATATTCCAGGATCAACTAACGCTCCCAATCCCGGGATGCAGTGAAAGACGGTACTCCCCTCTTCCAAATGGAAATATCATTCGTTCGCTGTATAATACACCAGATCCTACAACGATCTTAGTTCCATTAGTGAACATGAATAGCCCTATCGCCAGATATGGTAAACCTGGATGCTGTACATTCGATAGTTTCACACACGGTTCGGGAGATATAGTTTCTAAGATTGGTAAAGTAATAATACCGACAGCAATTCAATTGCATAAAACACGCAAGGGAGGTCATAATTTGAATATGGTAGAAGCGATGATTGCCTTCTTTAAATTCTCTGATGCTGAATTTTCTCCACCTGATAAAAAGTACCCTTACAGGGTTAAGATGCAATGTCCAAAAGGAATATCTGGATGTGAAATAAAGGAATGCAATGAACAGTTGTATCTGGATGAAATTCTTGCAAAACTGAGAAATCACATTTCTTACTTAGAGATGATTAAAGGTTATCACATGGAAGACCGCGAAATTGTGTATACTTGTACCGAGCATATTGGTAACACTAACAATGTAATTAGGGCACTTCAGAACAAATTCAATGAGATTGTTATGAAGGCAGAGGAGAAGTATCGACAGGAAGAAAAAATCGCACTAGTAGTCAAATGTCCTAATCGTGATTGCGATGATCACTGGGTTCCATGTGCTACACCAATGCCCGGGGATGTAAAAATGAGATCTGTAAACGGGGTAAGGGGATTAAAAAATGAATACGGTAGGAATTCTGTTTATCTTTGCCAGACAGTTACTTGTCAATCATGTGTTACCCCGGTAAAAAATGATGATGGTACAGAAAAACAGATACCTACCACTTTTTGTTCATTGTGTTCCGGAACTCACAGTTATGGAACAAAGTGTCTCAAAACAAAACGATACACTCCTGAAGAAGAGGAAGCACTTGTTAAACTCTCTCAGGAATGTATTAACCAGTCATTCTGCCCGTGGTGTAAAGAAGAGAATGATGAAATTGTTCCACTGGAAAGAAGTTCAGGGTGTCCTAAGCTCACATGCGGGGAATGCAGGCGGTATTTCTGCTGTGTCTGTAATTGCAAAATAGAGCCAAATACCGACTACGTGTCACTGTACTTTGCAAATGATCGGAATGGGAAATACGTCTGCAGGATGATGTTTCTATTGTTTGCTATTCAGAACAAAGAAGTAAAAGAGACCTTTGATGGGATTGAGATTGTAACATATGGGGACATGCGATGGATCATTGGTACAATAATCTATTCTGCATCGATGGCTAGTAAGTACAATAGTTCATCTTCAGAAATGCAAGAATCGATTAGGAACAGGAACATAATTGATGTTGACGGTACTATCACAATTGGTGTTATTGCTATAGCCAAGTTGTGTGAGGTATTCGGAACCAGGGATCGTACTTATGGGAGAGAACCTCGGGGATTCAGTTTTCTCTTGAATGAGAATCTAGATGTTGCTAAAAAAGTCGTCGATTTACTAGACAATTATACAGCAAATGAAGTTCATCCGCATGATATCCCAGAGAGGTTGGAGTACGAAAAGTTCAAGGAAGAACTTACCACAAAATTGGAGGAAGAATATGAAACGTTGTTCGGGAAGTTGTTCGATGAATAGATGTTATATTGTTAGAGAAATAGATGACATGTAGTGAATTAAATAAATATTA